TATGACATAGAGACCATGAAAGAGTTCTTCTTGGTTGTTGTGTACAATCCACAAGAAGACAAGTATTATAAATTCGGAGTAAATAGATGGCAGAATGATTTGGACAAGTTTATTAGATTCACAGAACAGCACACTGACTTCTTTTGGGTGGGTTACAACAATCTCAGATTCGACTCTCAGGTGGTTGAATGGGTCATCAGAAACTATGAACAATGGCATATCTTATCTGGCTTGGATATATGTGGAAGAATAGCACAAAAGGCTGCTGATGTTATACATGATGCTAATTATGATGTATTTCCAGAATATAGAGAACAAGATTTATCCTTGAAACAACTAGACCTATTCAAGATTCACCACTTCGATAATAAAAATCGAAGGGTGAGCTTGAAGAGGCTTGAGTTTGAAATGGATCTTGAGAATATAGAAGAAATGCCCATACATCACAGTAAAACTGATATGACTACTGTAGAACTGTTACAAACAGAAGAATATTGTGTAAATGATGTACAAGCCACCTATCAGTTCTATTTAATCACTATTGGTCAATGTGATCATCCACTCTATAGAGGGAATAATCAAATTGAACTCCGACAGGATATAGAAGAAGAGTTTGGTATTCCATGTCTTAACTATTCAGATAGTAAGATTGGTGATGAGATGATTAAGAAATACTATTGCCAAGAGAAAGGAATAGATTACAAGGAACTGCCAAAGAAGGGATTCTTTAGGGCTAATGTAAATGTTAATAAGTGTATAGCTGATTATGTAACATTCCAAACACCAGAGCTTCAAGCTTTTCTAAAGAAGATGAAGAAGACAGTTCTTGGTATGCAAGATGATTTCAAAGAAGAAATACATTTCTACAATAATGTATATTCATTCATGAAAGGTGGTATTCATACAGAGAACAAACCTGAAGTGTTTGAAGCTGATGATGAATATGAGATTATTGATTGGGATGTAAGCTCTTATTATCCAGCCATCATTATTAATAATGGGCGTTATCCTGCACATTTGGGTAAAGAGTTTCTACGTGGATATAAACAAATGTTTGATAAACGATTGGAACTCAAGCCTTTAGCTAAAAAGGATAAGCGTATTAAAGGTATTGTTGGTGCTCTAAAGCTTGCTGTAAACTCTGTTTATGGTAAGAGTTCAGACATGCAGAACTGGATCTATGATAGACAACTAACTATGTTTACCACTATTACAGGTGAATTAAGTCTAATGATGCTGATTGAGGCATATGAACTTAAAGGCATACACGTAATTAGTGCTAACACAGATGGTGTTACAATCAGAATCAAGAAAGAAAACCTTGAGCTGATGAAAGCTATCAATGAATGGTGGATGAATCTAACCAGTTATGAGTTAGAGCGCACTGACTATCAAAAGATTATCTTTTCAACCGTAAATGATTACATAGCAATTAAAACCGATGGAGAAATTAAGAAGAAAGGAGATTTCCTTACAGATTTTGAACTTCATAAAAATAAGTCTGCTCGCATTGTTCCTATTGCTCTTGAGGCTTATTATGTACATAATATTCCTATTAGTGATAGTGTTTGCAACCATAATAATATTTTCGATTTTTGTTTACGACAAAAGTCTAGCAAAGATTTTCACTACGAAGGCTGGAACAGAGAAAAAGGAGAAAAAACTGTCTACAACAAGCTCATCAGATACTATGTAAGCAATACAGGAGAGAAGCTTCTCAAAGTGAAGAATCCTGAATGTCAATCTAATGCTCCTGATGTAAGTCAAGTGGAAGCTGGTGAATGGTTGTGCACAGTGTGTAACCATCTACCAAAAGACACAGATGTATCTACAGCAGGTATTAGTTATCAATATTACATTGATAAGGCTGAAAGGATTGTACATAAGATAGCAACAAATGGTAAAAAGCGTAAGGTGGTAGTGGACCCAAATCAGCTCAGTTTGTTCTAATGTCCGTTATAACGGACATTTTGTTCGTTTTTGTGCGTTATAACACACATTATATGTATGAATAATGTGTAAATAATCACGTTATTCGTACTTATTATGTGATATTATATGTAATAAAATATAATATATGGAAAAAGAAGATTTTCTTGAACACATTTCAAAATCACCATCACCTTTTGTTCACAATCAAATTAATATAGGAACTCCTTTTAATTTGTCTGAACTAGTAAATACATATGGAAGAGATGCTATACCAGATAAACCAGGTATATATCATTTATTTTATAATGAATTATTAGTTTATATCGGAATGAGTAGAAGTATTAGAGGAAGATTATGTTATCATTTAAAAGATGATGATATGCCATTTAATAATGTTCTATGGTTTTGTGATAAAAGATTTGAAAAAGAAGATGGTTCAGCAAATACAAAAAAGTTAATCGAGATTGAATATAAAATGATTAAATTGCATAAACCATCTCTTAATACTCAATATTTAAATAGTGAATCATATGCAAAAAATAACACGTGAAAATCTTGGCGATCATTTAATAGAATTCCAATTAAAGATGGTTGGTAAAACTGTAGAAGATGCTCTTAAAGATCAATGGTGGTTTAGTAACATCACTATGACTAAAGAACAACATACAGAGTTTATGGTTTATGCCTTTCCATTAGTTAAGAGGATTCTTAGATGTAATAAGGAAAAAGCATGGCGTACACTTGATTGGTTTAATCTACAATTTGGTCTTAGGATTGAACCTACGTTTCATGAATACCAAGAAATCAGGAAAAAGGTAGAAGAAGAACTTAAAAACATGAAAAATGACACACAAAGAACTAATGCAGAAATATCCAAGGATATTTAAACCATATGAGGGTAATCCTTATGGTGTAAATTGGGAAGTTCCAGATGCATGGCTTCAATTAGTTGATGACTTATGTGGAGCTATTCAATCTCACATTGACCATTGGAAGATGTGGGATGCTAATGGTGAACACACATGTCCTCAAGTGACGTGTACACAAGTTAAAGAGAAGTTTGGTTCACTCAGGTTCTACTATTCAGGAGGTGATGACCGTGTTGATGGTATGGTTAAACTTGCTACATACATGAGTTACACTATATGCATTGATTGTGGTTCTAGAGAAAACCTAGGTAGAACTGGAGGATGGGTTACTACTAAGTGTAAATCATGTGCTGAAAAAAATGAAGACATATGGGTGTCATTCGAAGAATCAAAAGAATAGGTAAGAAGATACGTAATATAATCAAATGGATCCCAATTCTCTGGCATGACGAGGATTGGGATTTTTATTATATATACAATATTCTTCAGAAGAAATTAGAGTTTGTTGAAAAAGATATGCTCAACAGCAATCTTGAGAACAGTGAGCTCTATGTAAATAAGATTAAAACAGCCATTAGACTTATTGAGATAGTCAAGGAAGAGAAATACCTTGATGAATATCTACTAGAAAATGACTGGGGTAATGCAAAGAAGGCTATGGATAAGCAAGCAAAAGCAAAGAAAGTATTATTTAACTATCTCAACCACAACATTGAAAGTTGGTGGAGCTAAAAACAATTTTATGGGAGCAAATTGGTTTCAAATCTATTCAAGAGGTAAAAATGTTAGCAATGCATATAACAGAGCTGTAGAACATGCTAATGATGTACATGGTCATCAAGATGGCTACAGTGGAGAGATTAACTCTTCTGCAGGTCATAGAGACGTAACAAAAGAGTTTAAAGCTAGTGGTAAGACTATTCGTGATTTCATAGATCAACAGATGGATAAGCTTACCAAGCATCAAGGAGCTCAGGCTATTTGTATACAAGAACCAAGGGGTAATGATAACAAGATTAAGACTCAAGTGGAGCATGTTGTTACGCCTGGTACAAAGAAATGGGTTCTTACATACATTGTCTATTGTGGTGATTCTAGAATAGCTAGTGCCTTGACAAAAGGAGATGCTGTTAAACGTGCTCGTGATTATTCTGAGAAGCATCAGTGTAGCACTCTAATCAAGATGGAAAGAAGGCTTGAGAAGGACGCACATGCTCTTGTTGCTAAGATTACATATAAGAAATCATCTACAGAAAAGGATGGTGAATGGGTATTCTTTGGTTGGGCTTCATATTAAAAATAATATATGAAAAAGATTTTACTGTTAATGCTAATTTTTGTATCTTGTAAGACACAAGAAGAAGTCTTTTCTGAGAAGGAAGAGACATATATTCTAATAGATGGAAAGCATATAGAGATGGTTGCTGATGAGTTTGGTAATCAATATCTTAAGCAACATACATATCTTAATACGATATATATTCCTTTCCATTTTGAAACAGAGAGTGCCCAAGACTCTCTGAATTCTTTACATGCTAAAATACCAACGTATGATAAATGAAGATTTTGAAAGGGATTTCCTCAAGGATGTTATATATTTGCAAGAGAGGGTGTTAGAGCTAGAAGCCGTGATTATGGAAGAAATCAATAGGAATGAAGCAATAATTAAAGTGGTAAAAGATGAATCTAAAGGTGACATTCAAGAAATACGAGACATTAGTCCAGCGAGGATTTACGTTGGATATGATTTACCTTTTGAAGATGATTCAACAGGAGTTCGATGTAAAGAGTTTGTGCGAAGGGACACCAAAGATCTGTCTACTCTGTCAAACAATCCTCAGGAAACAATTGATAACTGAGGAATATAAGCTCACAATAGAAGGCAAGGAACTACTTGCCTTCTTTGACACTTCTTCTAGAGAAACAATTGTAAGGGTGAAACAAGATGGTGATTTGTTTGAGCAATGGTGGAAAGTCTATCCAGGCACAGACACATTCACACATAAAGGAGAAAGCTTTACAGGCACTAGAGGACTAAGAGTTAACAAAGAGGAATGTAAGATTAAGTTTGACAAGATTCTTGGAGAAGGAGAATATACAGCAGATGATATGTTGGCAGCATTGCAATTTGATGTTACACAGAAGAAAGAGAATTCTGTGAAAGCAAAAGCAAATAAGCTGACATACATGCAAAACTCTCTGAGCTATTTGAATCAAAGAGCATTTGAGCCATTCATAGAGCTGATTAAAGAAGGAACTAAAATAGAAGAAGCTCCTGAACAACTTAAAGGATTTGACATATGAGACAAATAGCAAAAGCGCTTGTCATGGTGACAATAGCCGCACTCCTTACATCATTTCTACAGATTTATTTTAAAACTATGGATGAAAAAGCAATATTCAAATTCAATAGTGGTAACGGTGCTTTGTTATGCTCCAAATGTAGGACAATTATAAAGACTGGTAGAGACTTCACTGAAGAAGAAATAAAAGCTATTAAAGGGGAGGCTGACATGCCTCCACAATATTGTAAACAATGTAATGAAATAAAACATGGAACAAAAAACTAAGACATGCTCAAAATGTAAAGAGACAAAATCCTCAACTGAATTCTATGTAAGCAAAAGCAGACTAGATAAATTAGCTGTCTATTGCAAGAAGTGTGAGAAGAAGATTAAGAAAAAGAAGGAAGATGAATACGCAAGCCTTTATGGTTTGATCTAAAAGAAATAAAATGACAGCACAAGAAAAAGCAAATAAGTTAGTCTCAATGAATGAGGTTATAGTGTTAGCAAAAACAGGATATAAGTTACCAGCAGATGAACGTAAAGGTATTGCTAAACGCCAAGCAATTGAAACATGTAATGAGGTGTTAGGCTATATGAGTTCTGATCGTGGTTATTCCTTTTGGCTTGAAGTAAAAGAAGAATTGGAAAAACTATAAACTATGGCACAACAAAAATGCGTACAAGTGCGCAGTCAATTATGAACGCATTAAATCAACTTTACAAAAACAAATAACATGACACAAGAGCAAATGTTAAAGCAAATAGAGTTTTATACAAAACTATTAGAGCAAACACCAAAAGAAAAGATGACTTATACAGAAGCAGCAAAAAAAGAAGAAAGGTTAAATAACATGGAAATTATTACGGAATTACAAGAATTAAAAACAAATAACATGAATCAGACAGGAACAACAACAATCTCTTGGAAACCATCCGTAGAAGTAAGGGAGAAACCAATGAGTGCAGTTATGCAATTATTGAACTTTATCTTGGTTGAACGCAGACAAGAAGATGGTTCAATCAAATTTCATGCTCACGAGGATTTCAGCAGATTCCTTCAGATTGAAAAGGACAATTTAAAAAATGCTCATTTAGATGGTCAATCATTAATTGATTATAAGAGTGAATATGCTGAAGCGTATTACAATGAAACTTTCAACGAAACCTATAACAAATAACATGACACCAAAAGAAAAAGCAAAAGAAATTATTATGAAAATGAGTTTTGAAACTCATGCATATAATGCAAAACATTGTGCATTGATAGCGGTGGATGAAAGGATAGACGAGATGTATGCATGGATGGGAGGTGGTACTACAGAATGGGAAAAAGATAGATATAACTATTTTCAAGAAGTAAAACAAGAAATACAAAAACTATAAACTATGGCACAACAAACAGCAGTAGAATGGTTATACAGATGGTATAATGATAATCAATAAGCAACAATAAAGGAATGCATTATAGCATTTGAACAAGCAAAAGAAATAGAGAAGCAGCAAATGAAAGATGCTGTACTCTATGGACTAGATGAAGATGGACATACAGGAGATTGGAAAATCAACGTAGCAGAAAACTATTACATAAAAACGTATACAAAATGAGTTTTGAATTACTTAAATCAGAGGTCCAGGCAGGGTTAGATGGTAGAAATGATGGTATTCCTATGGGTTTTGATAGGTTGAATAGGTATATTGGCATTAGAAAGGGCATGTATTTCCTTGTAGGTGGTCTCACTGGTTCAGGTAAAACAAGCTTTATTGATGATGCTTTTGTTCTTAATCCATTTGATTGGTATATTAGTCAGCCTAATCCAAAGATCAAACTAAAGATTATTTATCGTTCTATGGAACGTAGTAGGACGTATAAAATGGCTAAATGGGTCTCTAGAAAGATCTTTTTAGATCATGGATTGATTATTCCTGTAGCTAAGTTATTGGGTTGGACAGAGAAAATGGATCATGATGAACACGATCTTTTCCTTATGTATGAAGACTACATTAATGAAATGTCTAATGTCATTACAATCATTGATGGTCCAGAGAATGCTGTAGGTGTTGCTAAAGAACTAAAAGCACATGCCCTGCAGAACGGTAGGATTGAACAGGTTGATGAATATAACAAACGTTATATACCAAACAATCAGAATGAGGTGACAATTGTTATTATAGACCATATTGGTCTATTGAAGACAACTAAAGATCTGTCTACAAAGAAAGAGGCTATTGATAAAATGTCTGACGAACTTAGGTATGCCAGAGATTTCTATGGATATACGCCTGTAGCAGTGAGTCAGTTCAATAGATCTATTTCTAACATACAGAGAATTAAAAATGGTGATGTAGAACCACAACTAGAAGATTTTGCAGAATCTAGTTCTACACAGAATGACGCAGATGTAGTTCTTACTTTATTTGATCCAATGAGATATAAAGTGAACGATCCATCTGGCTATGAGTTAAATAAACTTATAGATGGTTATGGTGCAAAGTATTTCAGGTCATTGAGACTTATTAAGAACAGCTATGGAGAAGACGATGTAAGAATTGGTCTAGGCTTCATGGGTCAAATAGGTATGTTCAAAGAGCTTCCTAAAAAGAAGGACATGACAGATGCTGATTATGAGTCAGTTACAAACAAATCATTTTTCCTAAATCATTAATTATGACAAGACAAGAAATAGAAAAATTAGCAGAATCTTCTTGGGAAGGATGTCATCATTGCGATGAGAATGATAAGAACTTCTGGATGAATGGATTTATGATTGGTTATTTAAATGCTCAGGTGCGTAATATAGAAGAACGCATTGAAACCCAAAAAAATAAGATAGTAGATTCGGTAATTAAAAACATAAACAAACAAGATGAATATTAAGCTATTAACAATGTCCACACACCCTCGTAAAACTACTGACTATTGGCAATGTGTGTTTATTCCAACAGTGAGTGCTTATTTCTCCTCTTATGATGGAGAAAGTAAACATTTAGCTGTTAATTTCGAGTGGTTATTCTGGTCAGCAACATTTTTAATCTATACTAATGACAAAGGAGCAATATATAACGCTTAGACAAAACAATGTATTAGATGTAGTCTATCAGTATTACAGAGAGAACCATGATAATAAAAAACATACTGGACCATTAAATGTCCAAGAGTTCTTTATTTATTTAAACATGTGGGGAAACGTTCAACAAATAGCAGAGAAGGTGATTGCTCATTATGATCAGAAGTTTAATCTTGTAATCCTATCAGATGCAAATGGTAACACAATCAAATATCTATGACACTAAGAGATCAAAGACAGCTTGAATTTGCTGATAGATGGATAAGGAACGGTAAGTTTGGTATTCTTAATTTATGTCCAAGGTTTGGTAAAATACGCACTACAATCAACATCATGAATAAGATGAAGCCTGTAGAGGTGTTAATTGCCTATCCAGACAATAAGATTAAGGAATCATGGCAGAAGGACTTTGAGGCATGTAACTATACCAATAGCTTCATTACATACACTACACATTTGTCATTACACAAGTATCAGGATTACAAGTATGATCTTGTCGTTATAGATGAGATACATTTGCTCTCTGAGGCTCAAATAGAGGCTACAAAGGTCCTCTTAGAGAACAATGATGTAGTGTTAGGACTCACTGGTACGCTCTCCAAGAGGACAGAAGAAACACTTGCTGATGAGCTTGACATGATTGTAGTGGCTAACTATCCTATTGAAACAGCTATTGAGGAAGGTGTTATTGTTGACTATCAAATCACTGTTGTTAAAGTGCCCCTAGATGATGTAACTATTAATGATTACAAGGGTAAGAAAAGAACAGAGAAGAAACAATTTGACAGCTATGCATGGGTGATTGATAGTCTTGAGAGACAAGGAAAGAACACAATGTTCTTACGTCTAGCCAGGATGAGAATCATACAGAGCAGCTTAGCCAAATTAAACATGACCAAGAAGATATTGAATGCTCATAAAGATGAACGTATTCTTGTGTTCTGTGGTACAACTAAAATAGCTGATTCTCTAGGGATACCATCACATCATAGTAAATCTAAGGATGATGAAACATTCGCTGGTTTTGCAGAGGGAGAAGGTAATCATATGGCTGTAGTGAAGATAGGTAACACAGGTGTTACATATAAACCACTTAACCGTGTGATTATCAACTACTTCGATAGTAATGGAGAAAATCTTGCACAAAAGATTAATAGATGTATGGCTATGGAATATGACACTCCTGATAAAAAAGCCCACATATACATCATTAGCTCTAATGAAGATGTAGAACTTAAATGGCTAAAGAAAGCATTAGAATTTTTTGATAAAAACAAAATCAGCTATTATGAAGGTAGAATTAATTAGAGAGACAACGCTTACAGACACTCCATGGTATGCAATTTATGTAGATGGTCGTTACAGAACAGGAGGAAGTGATGAGTTTAAGACAAAGAAGCTTTATTTTGAGATTATTTCTGATCCTAGTATTCTAAAAACTAACAAAGAAATTTTGCATTCTGCTGAATTTATCGTAGCTTCGGAGTATAAAAAATAAATTATGGCAAGCAAATTAATCGGGATTGTAGGTGCTACTGGAACAGGTAAATCTACATCAATCAAGCATTTGAATCCTAAAGAAACCTACATTATTAATGTAGCAAAGAAAGAACTCCCTTTCAAAGGATCAGAAAAGCTCTACAACACGGAGAACAAGAATTACAAAGAAGTGGATGATGCTAATGAAATCACAAGACTTCTTAGGACAATTTCAGAAAAAGCTCTTCACATCAAGAATATCATCATTGAGGACAGCAATTACATCATGGGTTTTAATATTGTATCTAAAGCTACAGAGGTTGGTTATACCAAGTTTTCTATTATGGCTAGAGATATGGTGGAACTTATGAGAGAAGCTAGGAAACTTCGTGATGATATCAAGATTTTCTATCTTTCACATCCTGAAACCATTGAAGATGGTGGAGAGATTATTGGATATAAGATTAAGACAGCAGGTAAGATGATTGATAATCAAGTGTTGTTAGAAGGACTACTAACTGTTTGTCTATATACACATGTAGAAGAGAACAAAGACGGATCAATAAACTATTATTTAATTACTAATAGGTTTAAGAAATATCCAGCTAAGAGCCCTGACGGTATGTTTGAAGAGGTGAAAATACCAAACAACCTTAATTATGTATGCGAAAAATTAGACGAATACTATAATTAACATTTATTACTTAACAACAAAAACAAGAAAACAATGCTTACAAATTTAGAGAAATCAGTAGATCAATTTATGAAAATTGTTATAGAACTTAGACAATGTTCAGATATAAGCGATGATCATATATATAATGTTGCAGCAAAAATTCAAGAGAATTTAATTAGAGAGGAATTTAATGAAATGTATGGACAAGCACATGTTGTTAATACAATAACACCATGTCCTTCAGCATTAGAAAAAATTGCAATGGAACTAGAAAAATTTAACAATAACAATTAAAAACAAAGAAAACAATGAGTAACATTGGAGGAAAGAAAAAAGAACAAGGACAACAGACAGAGTATGCAAAGAAAGTTGGTCTATTTGAGGCTAATGTAATTGCAATCAATCCCACTATGGAAGAATACAAAGATGTTCTTAATATGGAATTGAAAGAAGACAGCAAGGCTATTGAGTATTTAGGAAAGAGTCAAGATGGTAACACCACATTGCGTGTTGATTTCTGGCTTGAAGAAGTTAAGAACAAAGACAAGTTTAAGGTGACATTCTTCTTGGAGAACAAAGAAAGGACTAACAAGGACGAAACTAAGAAGCAATATATCAACAACATTGGTACATGTTCTTGGGCTGATGATGCTAACAATCTTCCTAGCTGGTTTGCAGGTAGGGAATATCGTGTAGCATTTACAGGAGAAGAAGATTTGTACAACTTTGTAAAGACGTGGTTGGGTAATCTTGACTATCGTGATGCAGAAACAACTCTTCAGCTTGATTGGAAAACCCTGATGAAAGGTAATCTCAAAGATTTGAAATCTCAAATTGGTGGAGAGTATTGCACAACAGTGGTGGCTCTTGCTACAATCAAAACTGTCATAAAGGATGATTCTTCTAAAGAATATCAATCTGTTTATAACAAAGGCTTCCTTGCTTCTTACAATCTAAAGCAGTTCAGGTTGGTTGATTACAACAGTCCTTCTGTACTTAGTAATGTAAGGTCTAAGAAGAGCAAAGATTTGAAACCACACGAGAGGTTTGTTCTTAATGTAACTGGTGAATATGGATGTAAAGACTTCTATATTTTCAAAGACCTTAAAGAATATAACTCTGAAGATAATCTGGTAGCTTCGGATGCTGTTATTTCTGATGATGACGCTTCTTATTAATCAAGTTGATTAATAGAATTAAGAGCCTCTGTTGAAATATACAGAGGCTTTTTTATATTTGTAATATGATAAAAGGGAATAAAAGAGTGCCACTTACAGCAGATGCAATTCTGGATAAGGTGAGTGATTATGATGTATTTAGATTTTATATGCCTGATAAGTCTTGGAAGTTAAATCATGTTACATATTCTCCATTCAGAAGAGAGAACCATCCATCTTTTCTAATCAGCAACAGGAATGGATTTATATCCTTTATTGATTTTGCAGATACAAACTTGCGTGGTAACTGTTTCCATTTTGTCAAGATGTTATTCAATCTCTCTACACATGATGATGTTCTAAGGATGATTGATAAGGATTTTGGTCTTGGAATACTTTCTGGTGAGTCTAAAGAAGACTATAAACAAATAATCTCTCAGTATAAACAACCAGAAGTTACTAAACGTACAGCTTTGATTCAAGTAGTTACAAGAAAGTTCACAAACAAAGAACTTGAGTATTGGAATCAATATCACCAATCCATAGATGATCTTAGAGCTAACAATGTATATGCTATCAAGAAGGTGTATTTGAACAAGCAATTGTTCTACATCAAAGATGACGAACTTACGTTTGGCTATCTGTATGATGGACATTGGAAGATTTATAGACCTTATGGAGACAAGAAGAATAAATGGGTTCCTAACAATGTTCCTATTACAGCTATGGATGGTAAAGCTGACATAGTTGATTGTCCTGTGGTATTCATTAACAAAAGCAAGAAAGACTATATGGTGATGAAGAAGATATTTCCATGTAGCTGTGCTGTTCAGAATGAGGGTATAGCATGTTTCTCTCAAGAGAATGTCGATTACCTGAAAGCTAATTCACATAAACAAATTCTAAGCTTTGATAGTGATGTTACAGGCGTACAGAACAGTCAGCAAATCACCAAGTTATTTGATTTTGGATATGCAAATGTTCCACGTAAATATCTAACAGAAGGAATCAAAGATTGGAGCGACCTCAGTCGTAAGTATGGAATGGTGGCAATAGAGGATTATTTAAAGAAAAAAGGATTGATATGAATGTACAAACATTAATTGACCAGATTCAGGCAGAAACTGAATGGCTATCTACATCTGAAGGAGATGAGGTAGAATGCATAGGTATTGAAAACTTAGAAGGTATATTAAGTAGGTATTTTGATTTTAAAATTAAATTAACACAAGAATGAGTAATTTAAACAGACACATATGCGAGGGATGGACTGCCCAGGATTTTGTTAACGAGTTAGAGCCATCATTTAACATGATAATGTCAGGACAAAGCTGGCAGAAACCATTTGCATATAAAGAAGAACTAAAGAATTGGTGTAAAGATAACCAGCCTTATTACAAGAAACATGTTCCAGAAGTATTTAACTATTTTAAAAGTAAAGCACAATTATGAAAATTGCTAGAAACTAAAACATATAACAAAAATAAATTTGGTATTATCATATGTTTTAGTTATCTTTACAAAATGAAAAATATAACAATTCAATTCATTCTTCAAAAAACATCTTCAAATTATGAAGACATACACTCTACAGGAGTGTATAAAATATTCCATATTTATGATCCTTCTATTTTATATATAGGAAGTGCTGCTTCTTCTACAAAATGGAGAGAAGGATTTAAGCAAAGATGGGTCTGTCATTTAAAAGAACTAAAGAACAACAGACACCATTCTCCCTTTCTTCAGAGAATAGTTAATAAATATGGAATAGAAGGACTAAGATTTGAAATATTAGAAAAGTGTAAACCTGATGAATGTCTACAGAAAGAACAATTCTGGTTAGACAAACTTCGACCTTTTGGAAAAAATGGATATAATACTTGTTTAAAAGCAGGAAATACTCTTGGTTATAAATTTCCAGAGGATAAAAAAAGTAGAAGAATAAGTATTGTTCAGTATTCTTTAGACGGAGATTTCATAAAGCAATGGGATAGTCTAAATCAAGCATCTAGAGATTTAAATATTAATGTTTCCTCAATAAAAGACTGCTGTAAAAAAAGATTCAAGCAGATAAAAGGGTACGTATTTAGATATTTAGGTGATGATTTAGACATTCCAGCTAAAGAAACATTACGTTTACCAATGATTATAGAATGTTTTTGTAAAGATAAACTTATGCATATTGGAAAGTTTTCTGAAATTATAGAAGTTGTACCAGACAAAAAACTGGCAATATATAAATCTATAAAAGATGGAAACTTTACAAAAAAAGGATGGAAATATTGTAAAAAACTAAATTAAACAAAATGGAAAAAACAACTTATACTAGTACAAAGGACATGTTAATCAATGCCTCTGTACCACTTTCCACAAGAACCTATAAAGCTGTAACACACAGTAGTCTTATTGATCTGACATTGAACAGTATTGAGAAAGCAGGATTTACATTAGACAAAGAAACCTATTCAATGGCACAAGGTGGTGCTATTGCTAATGGTCAGTTTAGTATTAGAAACGTTGCGGATAAAGAAATGCAATTGCAAATTGGCTGGCAGAACAGTTATAACAAGTCATTGAGTCTTAAATTTGCAATAGGTGCACGTATATTCATTTGTCAGAATGGTATGGTTCATGGTGATATGGGTTCTTTCAAGAAGAAACACCAAGGATCTGTACAGGAATTCACACCAAATGCTATTAGTGAATACATCAAACAAGCTGGTGATACATTCCAACAAATGCAAACAGAGCGTGAAGCTATGAAGCAAATTGAAATGACAAAGCGTGTTAAGGCTGAGCTCATTGGTAGAATGTTGATTGAAGAGCAATTCATTAGCTCTACACAGATGAACATTATGGCTAGAGAGCTAGAGAATCCTACACACGATTATGGTGCTCCAGATAGCATGTGGGAGTTGTACAACTACGCCACATTTGCTATGAAGGAATTGCATCCATCTATTCGTATGAACAATCACATCAAAGCTCATAACTTCTTTGTGAATGAGAGTGGTGCATTTGTTAATACGACAGTTCAACAAGAAGCAATTGTGCTTCCTGCAGAGCTTATTCAATTAGAAATGTTTTAATTATGAAGTGGGAGCTATTTAAAGATCAATTTCACGAGAGTTGGCACAGTAAAATGCAACCTTTTATTGAAAGTGAGGAGTGCGATAAGATCTATGAATATCTAAAGACAGAGGGAAAGAGGGGCAAGAAAATTGCCCCTTCTTCTTCTGTTACTTATAGATGTTTTAAAGAAACCTCATTGGATGATTTAAAGGTGGTGATGATGGGTATGTGTCCCTATCACACATTTAAAGATGGAAATCCTGTAGCAGATGGTCTGCTTATGGGCTGTAGTAATACAGGTAAACTACAACCTTCTCTAGAGAAGTTCTACGAAGGTGTAGAGAAAGAATTATTTGATGGACTCAATCTCAAATATGAAAAGCTAGCAGATGTAAGCTATTTAGCTAAACAAGGTGTTCTTATGTTTAATGCTGCTCTTACAACAGAAATGAATAAAGCAGGAAGTCATATAGACATCTGGGAACCATTTACCAAATATGTTCTAGAGGAGATTATTACGCCTACAGGTGTGCCAACAATGTTCTTAGGAAAGGATGCTAGTAAGTATGAGAAATATACAAGTCCTTTTGCTTGGAATTTTGTTTTGTCTCATCCAGCATCTGCAGCATATAAACAATCTGAATGGGACACAGAAGGTAAGTTTGGTGTGGTGAATAAAGTGCTTAAAGACAACAACAATTATCAAATCATGTGGCTTTATGAAGAGCCACCATTTTAAATCGAAAAACAATGAAACTTAGATTAGGCGGTACACTAGAAATAGGTGATCCTTTGCTTATTGCTTATGGAAGTGCTATGGAGTTTGGGCTATTTGCAGGATATGGTCGTGGAACCATACAATATTATACACCTAGTGGTATAATTTATCAAGCTGAAGCTGCAGCAAGAAAGAACACTAAGCCAAAGTTTTACAAGGCTTTCATACATGGAGACAATACACAATATAGGGTGGCAAAGGTGACACCAGATGTATTATTTAATGAACAAGACGCAATAAACTACGAACAAGCAATCAATATTTTGAAACTAGAAAACATAGTAAAATGATCTTAGAAAAACAAACACAGGCTGTAGTTCTCCAAGAAGGAGACCAAACACAAGACTCAATTGGTATGTCCCTTGACTTAGATTCTGCACAGATATTGATGCAGATGTTAAGTAAGAATCTGTATTCAGATGATATAGGCTCCACTGTCCGTGAGTGTGCAAGTAAT